CCTTGCTCGCTTGGTCTACAGCACTTCCATCAGAAGTGAGACCTACTGGCGAACTAGATGCGTTGTTCTGGGCTTGCTCCAATTGTTTTATTTTTTCTTTTAATAATCTATTCTCATATTGGTTGTAAGCAGCAGTTATACCAATATCTCTCGACATATCAAAAACTTCTTGTGGGATCTCATCAACTTTGACCTCTGGGTGTGTCTTTATAAATTCGACATACTCAGCATCTTCTTTTGATTTCTTTTCTTCCTCGGCAAGTCTTTTCTGATACTCGGCTTTCTCTCTTTCAAACTCTTCTCTTGCAAGTTTCGTTTGAATAATCTCACGTGCGGTAGCTTCATCAACACCATTGTTTACGTATCTTTGAATGTCCGCTTCTTGTGTTTCTCTTTTCTTCTGCTCTTCATAACTCTTAACACGACCGATATACTCTTCTGGACTTATATTCAAAGAACTAGCTTTCTCTTTGATGTAGTCCATTACAGTATTCTCTTTCTGCGTTAAGCGGTCATAATTAAGTCCTTTTTGATAGTTAGACACTAAATCATTCAAGTCCTTAATCTGCACGTTTTCACCATTGAACTTGATAAGACCTTTGCTGTTTAAGTATTCAAGTACCTTCTTGTCTTCATCTTCTGGTGTTTGAGGCTCTTCTGGTTTCTCAGGTTGGTTTACCTGTTCCTTAATTTCCTCTGCTTTCTCCTCAGGTTCTTTAGTTTCGGCTGGTGTGTCTACTTCTAAATCATCATCAGGAAAAATGATATCTTCTTCTTCGTTCATATATAACTCCTTCTCCGCTATGGTTGGCGGTCGCTACTATGGTTGGTAGCAAAAATTTATATAAAAAGAACACCCCAGTATCTAAGATTGCTCTTAGACTTAGGATGTTCTTGTTATACCTGCTGTTGCATTAGGCTTAGTAAATAGTTCTCTTGCTGTTCAGGTGGCATGCTTCTTATTTGTGCTTGCTGTTCCATTGGTAATGTATCCATATATTGTGCCATCTGCTCATACATTGCATTGTTGTTTTGTGGTACTGCTTGTTGCTGTGCTTGTTGCATTTCAACTTGTTGTTTTATCTTTGCGATTAGTTCTGCTTTTTGTGGGATAATCTCATTTGGCATTCTCTCTAAGTAGTCAATAAACTCAATTCTTTCGCTGTCAAGTAGGTTATCCATTGTTTGCATTGAAGATATTTCACTCCAGTATGATGTTTCGCCTACGTCTATGCTTGTCTTTAAGTCCATATTGACCAATTGACTAAAATCAAAGTTTATTAGTTGTCTGTTTCCATCATCGTCTGTCATTACAACAGGTCTTACACCGTATTTATGTGCCATCATGTCGATTAGGATTAGCACTTCTTGCTCTACTAGGTGGTATAAGTTGTCCTTGATGTTTGCTAGTGGTACTGCGGTTGACTTTTGAACTGCTATGATAGCACTCGTGTTCGTTGGGTTTATCTGTCCTAGTGATGCATCAGATACTCCTAAGCACTCTTTTGTGTATTGGAAGCATAGGTCTATTATCTTTATGATCCATTCACTCATTTGTGCAGGTGTTAAGTAACCAGCTATGTCTCTGAAACTTCTTCCTGAGTTCTTTAAACCCTTTATCTTGATAAAACTTCCTACTTCATTGTTAATTGAATCTATCATGTCGGCATCTATTACCATTGGTGGGAAGGCTGTCATCATCTGGTGGTATATTGCCATTGCAAATAGCTTGTTTATTGATATTTGGTTAGGGCATACACTTTCTACAACACCTCTGCCATGATACGTGCCTTTTTGTCTGTACCAGTTTGCAAATGCTATTGGGTATCTCTCGATGTTCATGTCTACATCATTAAAGATAAACGCATCCTTGGTTGTCTTTGTGCAGAATACCTTGCCATTTTTCTTGTAGTAGTAAAGGATATATAATGCTTTGCCTTCTTCATCGCCTTCTATCTCTGTTTCTGCATAATCACTTGTCTGATAGTCTGTATCTGTATCAGGTTTAATGTCGTCTTTGTTTCCTTTTGCTTCTTCTTTTAGTCTTTGTACTGTATCTCTGCCTACGATAATTATGTATGGCTGTTTTTCTACATCCTTAATATTAGGATTTCCGAATAGCACGTTAGTTGCATCGATTAGCTCTATCTCGATTTCTCCTAGAATGTTTTGACCTCTGTATGCCTTTTTCTTTGCATCAAATACTGTATGGAAACACATATCACCTGTTATAGCACCATCTGTTAGAACTTCTTTAACCTTGTACTCAAAGTTTGTCTTTTCAAAGATGTTCTTTATCTCTGCGTTCATGAAGTCGCCTAGCTGGTATTGCTCACCTTCAACAGCGGTATTCTCCAAAGGCTCTATGTTTACTGCTATGTTAGAGCTTGTAAGTGAAGCATCCATAAACTCGATTATTCTTTTTATAATGTTAAATACAGGATGTGGTAGTTTTTGGTCGCCCTCTAGTCCAGTCCATTGGTCGCCATTATAAAATGCGTTCCATACCTTAACAGATTCATAGTAGTTCTTGTTAGGTCTAAAACTGCTGTTGTAAGATATTCCCTTTTCATACTTCTCCCAGTACCATTTACTTGTTTTCTCCAATTATTTCACCTCTTTCGGCTGTCTATTGCAGTATCGACTGAATAGTCCATAATACTGTTTAGTTCTTTTTCGATTGCTTCTTGTCGTCTTGCCTTCTCTAGTTCTTCTTTTGTCTTTTCAGGTTGCTTTCTCTTGCTTCTGTGATACTCAATCTCTTCTCTGATAACATCTTTAAAGATTAGATATATCAGAAGTAGTACGATAACATATTCCATCTAATCAACTCCATAATTAATGTATTCTTGTAATCTTCTATAACGTTGTTGCTCTTTGTATGTATCCTCTTCTTCCTTAGGTTCTGTTGCAGGGTTTGTAAAATTGACACAAAAATACCTCAGAGCATCTAGGATGTGTGTCAAGTAGTGTGGTTCGGTTGCCACATCACTTGGATTTTTCTCATCCGTTTGCACCTGAGGTAGATATTTTATTAAGTGTTCTACATTCCTGAATATTTTTAGGTTGCTGTCTTTCTTTGTTTCTCCAGTCTGTTCGTCTCTTGTCTCTATTACTTTTAACCACTCTTTTGTTGCAAGCCATCCATCAACTCTGTCTACTGATGTCTTTGTTAGGTCTATGCCATGCTCATAGAATATATCAGCAACACTTTTACCAGTTTCTTGCCTTCTATTCCATAAGTCTCTCGGAGCATACACATATTCGTATGGTATATCTCCATTTATTTCTTTTAATAGCTTTGCCGCTTCTGAAATAATCTTGTTCGGCTCGTGTATCTCTTTATAAACGTATGCTTTGCCTTCGGTGTCTCTTGCTATCCACAAACACGCAAACATATCAAGTCCATAGTCTAGTGCTATGTATCGTTTCCAATGCTTTGGTATTATAAATGGTTCTACTACGTGAATATCTCTGTTAAATTCATTAAAGTATTGCCCTTCAAATATATCCCAGTCACCATACAGCATGGCTCTTTTTCTATCTTCTGGTAGATTCTCTAATACTCTTACATAGTCAGGATCATTATCCATCAGGAACTTGTTTTCATATACAAGCGACTGGATGAATACATAGTCTTCAGGTCGTTCTTTTCCTTGATAGTTTCGGTCAATAAATAGTCTTTTGAACCAAACATGACCTACACCACCAGGGTTGCACGTTAAATACATTCTAGGGCTAAATTTCGCTTGGCATAGTCCACTACTACGATTACTTTCGGTTAGTGTTTGAAACATAAACTCTGTGAACTGTGTTGCTTCTTCCATGAATATAACATCGTATGCTTGACCTTGGTATTGAAGTACATCTGATTCGTTGTCGCAGTATCCTAATACTAATCTAGAACCATTTGCGAACATAAATTCTTTTTCCTGTACCTTGTATGTAGCAAACTTTAATTTGTCTTCGGTATGTAGCAACTTCTGAAGCGGTATAACATGGTTGTCTCTTAGATCCTTTAGGGTACGTCTTAAAAGTAGTAT